CACCAGCAAAGCCAGAGTATACATTTCCATTTGTTTCTATTGCAGAAAATAAACCAGTACTTCCGTAAATAGCAGAACCATTTGCTCCAGTAGGACCAAAGTTAGCTCCAAAAGTAGCAGCATTGTCATTAGGCACAGATTCTACCATTGCCATTTCTAAATAATCTTGAAATCTTAATCTAGTTTCAGATTCAGCTTTTAGATACCATAAATATCCAGAAGTTCCATCTTCAGTAGCAACTTCAATCCAGCCAATTTGAGCAGCATCAGAACCACTTATCTCAAAATTATCTTTCATGATAATTGGAGAATTTTTAAAAGTAGTTAAACCTGGCTCAAGAGCGCCTTCCATTCCATTACTTCCTTTTGGAAACATAGAACCGTAAACGAATAAACTGTTAGAACCAGCACCAGTTACTAAAGCACCTGGTAAAGCAGCGCCTTCATAAGCGTGGCAAGTTAAAGTATAACCATTGTTACCAGCTAAAGCAGTTACTAATAATTTAGTAGTAACTAAACCAGTAGCGTTATCAGAAACTAAAAGTGTAGCGCCAACTCTAATACCAGAACTTGGATTAGGATTAGCACCTGGAGTAATAGTTACTGTAACTTCAGGAAAACCACCACCACCATTAGCTAATTGTACAGTGTCATACGCAATGTGTAGTCTGTTTTGTTCAGACCAAATTACTTGGTCAGAAGTCATAGGCATTTCAGCGCCTACCATTCTCAAGAAACCTCCAATTGTTCGGTTTCCGTATCTTTCTATCTCAGCTTCGTAAAGCTCAGGTAGATATTGTTGTGACCATTGTGCGAAGTTAGCTCCTTGAAAGTCAATATAATTGTCTTGCACGGTTACTTTACTTGGCATAGGTACTATTGATGCGGGAAAAGACCCACCTATGTTAAAACTCATGTTTTATAATTTTAGTTGTTGTTTTTGTTTTTTACTTTAAATTTCAACTTAGAACTATCTGCACCACTTACTGCTGTTACTTTTAAACCATTTATAAATACATCTGACCCGACTTGTGGCCTAGGTTCATTCGTTATATTTTTAGATTTAGCCATAACATCTTTTAAAGCATCGGCTTTACCTTGCTCATAAAAATGATTAGCAATAGTATCTGCATTATCAGCGGCATACATAGCTTTGTGATAACCTACAGTATCAACAACTTCACCCTCATTGTTTAAGAACTTCTTAACAAAAGTGTTTAAGTTTGACTGTTTTTCTACAACACTCGAAGTATTTTGAACTTTATAATTAAACTTTTTTTCTCCAAGATTAAATTCGAAACCTTCAAATTCATCAGAAAATAAGTTATTTGTTTTTTCTAAAAACTTCTCATGTCGCTTTTCAGCTACTTGTTGTTCTTTGTTGTATCTATTGAAAAAATCCATTGCTTTTTGTTGATCTTGAGTTACGCCGGGTCTCAACTTGATCTCGTCGTAGTACTTACTCTTAGTTTCTTCCAAAAAGTTTTTGGCTTTTGCAATTTCTTCTTTAGCGGCTAACCGCTTTAATTTAATTTCTTTTTCATCATCCACATCCTCGTCAAAAGAAAATTTATCTTCTAATAAAAAGTTTATTTCTTCTCTATCTAAATGTGGTTTTGTTTTTGAATAATATTCTTGTAGTAAAACGTCATTATCTACATTGCTATAATCAGCATTTAATCTAACATAATCTTCTACAGTTCCACCAGTGTCTTCCATAAAGGAAACTAATTTTTCGATGTTTTCAGGTAATTGCTTACCTAATACTTTTTCATCTCTTTTTGCTTCTTTTATTTCTTTCTCAAGTTCATCAGTTTTTTCTTCTACTACTTCTGTAATAGGAGATTTTATTTCTTCTTTACTCTCAACGGTAGTGGTTTGTTTTTTGTGTGTTTCTCCCACTTTCTCGCCATCTGTGGATCGTTCGCCCACATCCACTTTCTCTGGGCTTGACTCTTGAACGGCATCTTCTGGTTTTTTAGTTAAATCTAATTTGTATTCTTTGTTTTCTATTTTTTTATAAGAAGGCTTTTTTATTTTTAAAGGTTTAGCCTCTTTATCTTGAATTGTTTCTGACATAATATAATATAATAATTAATAATTACATTGGTTGCTCACCACCAACGTTAGGTGTAACTCCTTGTGTTGAATTAACCAAAGAGTTAAAAGGATCTTCAAAATCAATAGCTGCAGAGTTGTTAGTTCTTTGACTAATCATTTTACTTTGTTGAGTTCCTTCTAGTTTTGTTCTTTTATCTTTTCTATCTTCAATAAATTTTTCTCTTGTAGCTATTTCTTGTAAATCCATTTGCTTTAACTGCATATCATAACCAAACTTAAGCTCCATTAATTGCTTATCTATTTCAGCTTTCTTCATCATCTCACTTATATCTAGTTGAGATTTTGCTCTTTCAACATTAACAGTTGTTTCTGCAATACCTTGCTGTTTTTGTAGTTCTGCTAGTGCAGAAGCTTCAGATGCTTTTGCATTAGCCTGAGCCTGCGCTTGTATGTTAGCTTGTTGGTTTCTTTGATCTCTTTCTTGCTTTCTTCTTCTTCTTTCTTTTAGCATTTGATTTGCTAACTTAATATTCTTTATTTCCCTGAGATCTATAGCGTCTTCTAAGTCTATTCCTCCAGATTGTAAAGCTATTTGGATATTCTTTTCTAATTGAGCTTGTTGCTCTTCGTCTGGTTCTAGCTCTATAAATATTCCAAAATCATGAAGATTTAAATCGCTTATTTCTGATAAAGTAGCTAGATTATATCTTGATATACTATTCTCTAAAGCTTGCTTTGTAAAAGGAAATTCTAATGAGTCGCTTATTCTTAATGATACATTTTCTGCTGTTCTAACAGTTAGATACGACATCGCTTGTACTAAATGTCTAGTTGCTGTATTAGATGCATTAGCGGCTAACTTTTGTAATCCTACTAACGTATCTTTACCAGGAGTTGAACCGTCTCTAGCTTCATTTAAACCTGTTACATCTCTTATCATCTGTAAATAATATTGATAAGTTTGTATTAGCGTATTTATTTTACCACCACCAGATCCAGTTTGTAATTCTTGTATTGGAACTTTACCTCTGTTAGGATCACCATCTTGAGTTAAACTTCTACCAACTATACTACCAGTTTGAAAATACATGTTTAAAGCTTCAGCTGGATTATAATTTGTACCATTACCTAAATCAACCTCAGCTAAACCATCCATATCTAAGAATACACCATCAGGTACCATTCTAGCTAATACTTGTTGTATCTTTAAATGAGTCAACTGTATCATGTCAGCAAAACCTGTAATTCTACTAACCACTGACTCTATACGGCCTTTATACATCCTAGGAGCACATATGTTATAATTCATTTTAACTCTAGTTGTATCAGCAAAAGGTCTTGTCATATTTTCAGCTAATCCCCATTTTAGCATAAGAGGGTGTCCTAGTATCTTAGCCCCACTATATAAAGTTTCTATAGTTCTAGATACAACTTCAAAGTTTTCATTTTCCGGTGGACTAAAAGTATCAGGTTTTTGTAAAGCTTTTTCTAATCCTGTAGCTGTTTTTTTAACTTTAAACACTTGATCAGAATAAGTTTTATATTCAAAATACATAACCTGAACTGTCTGTTCATCATTTCTACCACTCCAGTTTCTTAAATATTCTGAGTTGCCAGGATATTTTTGTATTTGTTCCATTTCTTCATCTGAAAGATATGGGAATTGAGTTTTTAAATCAGCTAAGTTTATACTTTTAACTTCTCCAACATAATATAAATCTTCAAAATTAGGGTCTTCTGTGTAAGAATATATTAAAGCAGCAGGATCAACATAATCTACTATTATGCCTTTTTCTTTACTCCAGTTAGTTTTTACAGCACCTATTCCTAGCACTGTTAAATCTTGAGCTAATCTTCTTCTAGTTAAATCGTATTTGTTTCTATTTAATACGTCTTCTAATAATTCTTCTTCTGCTATTTCTACAGACTGCTTATAATCTAACTGTAAATGTAATTTAACTTCTTCATCGGACTCTAGTCCTAGTTCTTTAAATTGAGGTGTTGTAATAGTTATACCTAATGTTTGATTTACTCGCTCTGCCATTTCTCTTTCTTGAACATCACGCATTAAATCTCTAGCATATTGAGTTCTTTGTTGTATTGAAAATGGATCTACTGCAAAAGCTTTTAATTCGTAAGACTTTTCTGACATGCCATTAACAACTATATCTACAAATTTAGCAATAACAGGCACAGGTTTCCAATCTATATTTAAATAAGATAAATCTCCATTAATAGCTAATTCATCTTTATATTTTTTTACAGATTGTTCTCCTCTAGCGTAAAGTCTTAAGTTGTGGTAATTATTATAGTTAATAGCGTAACCACTACCCATTGACCCACCTCTATAGTT